GAACGTCTCGTGGTACTGCTCGCCTGTGGCGATGAGGCGCGGGTCGATGTAGATGTAACCGTTGCTGTCGTAGGCTTCCAACCACAAGGTTAGCGTCACCGGCCCGTCGTGGTTCTGCGGAACATCCTCACAGGTGAGCGCCGTCCAGGAGAGTGAGTCGGACAACACCGCCGTGCTCGTGATCGTCGAGTCGCCTGCTCCCGCGTAGTTGAACCGCGCCTCAAGGTAGAGCTGCCCGGCCGTCGGCGCTGGCGTCCAGTTGGCGTCTCGGTAGCAGTAGACGGTGTAGTCTCGTACCTCGGCTGAGTCGGCATGGACGGATGCTGACCACAGCCGCGCGGGCTGCTCCTGGCCGATGATCGCGCTGTTGCGCGGCTCAACCTGAAGCGAGAAGCCCGCGCCGCCGCTGCGCACTGTCGAGTAGTCGGTGAGGATGTTGGTTTGCGCTTTCGATACGAGCGCCATCGGGCGGTAGGTTCCGGCCTCGTAGTACTGCCGAGCCACTACCGATTCAAGCATCGCGTAGTTTGCGTTGGTCGTTGGATAGATCCCGCTGTTGTCGTCGATCACGCAGTCTACGATGTAGGTCTGTCCAGGCCCTGAGACTCCAGTGCCCACGTCAGCATAGTTTGCAGCAGACGCCTGCCCGAACTCGCAATCCGACACACTAGCAATGGAGGCGTCGTTACTTACTGCGTACTGAAGATTATCGAACGAGCATCCGGTGATTATCGCGCTGCCGGCGGAGAGACTAATCCCCGTCCCTGTTGTCGTGCCGGTGCCGGTGAACGTGCAGCAATTGATCTCCATATGACTCAGTCGGCAATAGATCCCATAATCACCATTCGCCACCGGCGCGCTGAATGTGCAGTCGTGGCAGGAGTTTCCAGCCGAGCCGACGCTGTAGACGCCCTGGACGCTGTACCCCGTGAACTCCAGCCCCACCAGCTTCCAGTAGTTGTCTCCGTATGAGTAGTTGACGTAGTACGCCCCGCAGGTGATCGTCGGCGTCCCAGTCGAGTCCGGCCAGTATGTTCCATCATCCGCAATCACGATGATCGGCGCGTCAACCGTCCCATCGCTCACCGGCTCGATGTTGCTCGTCAGTGTCTCTTCATGCGACGGGCACAGAATGATCAAGTCCCCGGCCGAATGCGCGGCGGTGATCGCCACGTCCAGCGAAGTCCAGGCGTTCGCAACGCTCGTGCCGTTGTTCGACCCGCTCGCCCCGTAGTTGACCCACGAGGTACCGGCCCACGCCGCAGGCCATGCCGCGCACAGCGCCAGCGCGATCAGTATCCGCCGCATCTAGTTGCCCTCCGTGACGTGGTAGATCACTTGAACATGCACCCAGTCCACGTCGGTTGCCGGGATGTCCAGTACGATGTAGTCGTCCGCGTCGATCGCGCCATCTGTCGGCGTGCCGTCCTCCTTGTAGGAGTCGCCCGCCCCGGTGCTCACCGTGTCGATGTCGTTCTGCGCCGTCGGCGGGTCGCCTGCCCACTCCTCGAAGACCATCGAGTAGGCCGCGTCCGACGGGATCGTGATCGACAACTGATCGATCTCGATGCCGTGCGGGTACACCAGCGCATCCACGCGCATCAGCACGATCTGATCGTTCACCTGATCCGGCTGGAAGATGAGCGCATCGAGCGTGCGGTAGACAGGGATCAGCGCCGACTCGGATTCTCCGCCGTGGTAGACCTCGATGGCGTGGTCGTCTGAGTCCCACGCGATCTCACCGGCGGCATTGGTCGTCGGGTCGGCTCCGTTCGGGATCTCCAGCGACGTAGCAGCCCCCATATCCACGGCACCAGAGACAGTCGAAAGCGTGAGCGCATCAACAACATCGGCATCGGCGACATCGGTTCCTCCGGGGTAGTAGGCGTTGGCTTGCACGCTGTCCTCGACTGCGGCGAGCAGCAGCCAGCCAGCATCGTGCGCGGCGAAGGAGTCGGCGAAGGCGCTCTCATAGAGCCGCGTCGCCAGCGTATCCGCTAGGTTGTCGACGTTGGCGATGGTGTGATTGTGAGAGTCGTCGGCCACCGCCACGACGCCGAGCGATGAGATCGTGGCGTCACCCGAGACGGCCGTCGAGGCGAAGCCCGTCACGCCGTCCCCGATGAGCAGGTTGCCCGCCGTCTTCGTGGCGCTCACCACGTCCGGCATGTCGGCCAGCGACACCTGGCCCGCGCCAGCGCCCCAGTTGATATGCGTGTCGTCCACCGAGTCAGACGACAGCGTCGTAGTGATCGACGTCGCGCCCGTCCCTGTCACGTCACCCGACAGCGTGATCGACTCGTTGCCGGTGATGTACCCGAGCCCGGCGATGTAGGTGTACGTCGCCAGTGGCCCGCTTGTGGTGTCCGCGGCCACGAAGCCCTGCGCATCGAGCGAGTCCGCGAAGTCGGCGGCAGCCATGCCCACGCCGCCGCCGGATTGCAGCGAGCGGATCACCGGCCCCCAGCTCGCCGTGTCGGCCGGCGTGCCGAGCAGCGCGCCAGAAGCGTTGATGAACGTATCAACGTCCCACTCGCCCCCGGCGTTGCTCAGGCTGTCGGCGGTGGAGTCGCACGAAGCCGAGCCAGTCGCCGCCTGATGGTCCCGGATGAACGCGCCCCACTGCGTCGTGTCGATGGCAGTTGTGTCGATGTAGCCGGTTGCGGTGAACCAGCGGTCGGCGTCGTAGACGGTTGCGCCGAGGCGTATCGAGTCTGTGTAGGCTGCGGCACCGGTGGCACTCTGAAGCGTCTGAATCAGCGCCTGCCAGTTGGGTATGTTGATGTTCGTGGTGTCGAGGCCGTCTCCGCCCCAGATGACGGAGTCGATCTGTGCCCAGGTCAGAATAGCGGCGGCCGCAACGATGGCAGAGTCAGCCGTGAGCGAGTCAGTCGAGATCCATGGGACTGTAAGCGCAGAGTCGATTGTGACGGAGTCGGCCGCTAGGTTGGTCACGACGTAGGAGGAGTCCTCGATAAGCGCGTACGGGCCGACGACGTTCTCGCAGAACGCGAAGCTGGAATCAACGAAGCCGTACGGGGCGGTTGGCCCGGCTTGCAGCCAGTCTGCGCGGAGCTGAAGCGAGATACCCAGCGTGTCGTTGTACGCGTAGTACAGGTAGGAGTCGTACTCCACCGGCGAGTGGATCCATGCGGTATCAACGGCCGTCGCGTAGTACTCGAGGGTATCCTGCGCGTTCGACGTGGTATCCTCGTTCTCGGGGTACGCAAGAACGCGCCAGTACGCGGTCTCTGTGAGATTCACGCCGTTGTACTTCCACCGCAGGTACAGCGTCGCGGTCTTCGTGTCCATTCGCGTCTGCGCAAGCGCGAGCCCGACGAACAGGAGAAGCAGCAAGGCCCCGGCGATCTGCCTCATTCGGTCACTCATAGACTGTGTCCCTCCAGGTCCTCGCCGACTGCGTTGGATTTGCCGCCAGCGACCGGCGAATCCGTGAGCGTGATGCCACGGTCGCCAACGTACGGCGTGCCCGGCGCAAACAGGCCAGGCGCTCGCGAGCGCGTGAATCGCTTGGCCGGGCAGGCAGTGTCTCTCAAGTGCGCCGTGCTAAGCGTGCACGATACCTGCGTCTTCTCCCCGCGCGCCGAGTACATCTTGAGCGTCACCGGCCCCCACTGCCGCTCAACCGTTCCGCCGTCCTCGGGCACGTAGACGATGGACAGCGCGGCGTCGAGCGGTTCCAAGCCGAGCGACACGAGCGCGATTGGGATCGTCTGATCGACGGCGTCGAACGTGATCGAGACCTCGGGGTTCTCGTCTGAAAGGCCGTCGAGCTCGAATGCAAGGCCAGTGTAGAACTGCCCGCCGAACGTCACGCCCTCGTTGGCGTCGGTCAGATACAGGTCTGATCCAGACCAGCTATCGTGAGACAGGTGCACCAGCCATGCCCAAATACCTGGGCATTCCTGCGCGAGCGCAGCGGCCAGCGCGGCAGCGGTCAGCGTGTTCATGCGAGCTTCTCAACGCCGGCAGACACTTCCCACAGGCCGTTACCGGCGTCGCGCTTCGTCCACGAGAGAATGCGGAACGAGGATGAGTTGCCAGTCTCTGGGTCTGTCATGGTGAACGACAGCGACCCGTGGTAGAGCGTCGTCGTCCAGAACGTCTTGAACGTGTTGTGCTGCGCGGTGGTGAAAACCCACGACATGGACCACGGAGTGGGCGCTGCGGACGTGCGCCTGCGGACCTTCGGCGGTCCGGTGGCGACCGTCGTGCGGATGAGGCAGTCCGGGCTGGACAGCTCCGCCGAGTTGCGGGGCGCTGCCGGGAGTGTCGCGGGCCAGCTAGGCATTACATCGCCCCCACTCTATGCGCGCCGTACAGGGCCATCTCGTCGCGCAGATCGCCCTTGCGCAGCGCTTTCTTGATGTTCCCGAGCACGGTCAGATACACGACCTTCTCGCCGCTTGGGCCGGTGCCCACGCTCGCCGACACTTCGCCCTCGATAGGCGCTCCATGGTTGTTGATGACCACGCTCACGCCGGAACCTGTGGACATGCCATGCCCCGACGGCGTCGCCGCCTTCGACTGGCCCCAAATGCCGCCCATCGTAGGGCCGACGAAGTCCGGCTCGTACATGCCGCTGCCGAATCCTGTGCCGCCGCTGCTTCCGCCGCCAGACAGGCCGCCGACGTTCTTCAGTGACTTGAACAGGTTATCGACGATGAGCGCCTGCACGGCGATCTCGATAAGCTCGTTCTTCACCGCATCCGCGAACTGCTTGAAGTTCTTGATCCCGCCGGTTGCGAGCTGCGCGATCCCACGCGCCACCGCGCGGACCCCGTACTCGCTAAGGTCGATGAACGAGTCGCGCATCTTGTCTGCGTCGTCGGCGACTTTCTCGGCGACCTTCCCGGTGGTCTCGCCTACCTTGTTCAGGTCGCGGTTCATCTCCCACAGGAAAGCCGAGGCGTCCTTCGCGTCATCGCGAACGCGCGCGAAGCCGACAGGCCGCATCGCCCTGTTTGTCGTCGACTTCGACACGGCAGAATCGAACGCCTGATCCGCAGCAACCCACGAGTCGGCAAGCCGCTCGGCCATTGCGGCCGCATCGCGCGCTGCGGCGGCTTGCGCCCTAAGCTCGTCAGCGCGCGGGCCGATGAACAGGCCCTTGCCGGTTACGCCAGCCTGGGCCGTCGCCAGCCCCCTGAGCGACGCGCCGAGCTTGTTGAACTGCTCGCCTACATCCGCAATCGAGCCGTCATCGGCAACCCTGTTGAACAGTCTGCCGGTCTTTGCAATCTGCACGCCTGCGTCTGCTATCGCGTAGACGGCGGCCCCGACAACGGCCACCGGCGCGAACGTGCCGCCCGCCGCAATCCAGAACGCCGCTGCCTTCACGGCTGAAGCGGCGTATGCGACGCCCACGCCGATCACGCTCTTCTCGAGCGCCAGCATGAGCACTGACAGCTTCGGGAGTAGCACGATCAGGTCTGCCTTGAGCAAGCGGAGCTTCGCAATGGCCGAGACCGCCGGGCCGACGGCCGCCACAAGCCCGACCAGCGAGAGGATCACCGTCTGCACAGGGCCAGGCAGGCCGGCGAATCCGCGGGCCATGCCTTCGATTCCCTTGAGCAGCGGGCGTGAAGCGTCAAGCACGGCGGTGAGCACCGGCAGCAGCGAGTCGCCGAGCGCAATCGCAACCTCAAGGATTGCGTTGATGCTTCGGCGGAGCTTGCTTTCGGAGGTCCCGTATCGCCGCTCGGCCTCCTTCGTGAGTGCGTTGTTCTCGATCCATGCCTTGTTCGACAACTCGATGGCCGCGCGGAACTTGTCGCCTGACCCGGCCGCACGAAGCAGCACGTCGGCGATGCGCGCGGCGTCTGCGTCTGCTTCGCCGAGAGCGGCGAACACGTTCCCGCCCGCGTCCTTCAGCTTCGCCAGGCCGTCGATGAATGCGATGAGGGCCGACGTTGCATCCTCACGGAAGGCCGCTGCGAACTGCCCGGCGCTCATCCCGGCCGTCTTCGCGAACGCATCCAGCTTCTCGCCGCCGGTGGCAACGGCATTCGCCATGCGCTGGAGCACGCGGGAGACAGCCGTCCCGCCCATCTCGGCCTCTACGCCGACCTGAGACAGCGCGCCGGCCAGGCCCATGATCTGAGACTCGCTCATGCCGACGATGCGGCCGGCGCCGGCCAGCCGCAGGCCCAGCGCGACGATCTCCGCCTCTGTGGTCGCGAGGTTGTTGCCCAGCGCGACAACGGATGAGCCGAGCCGCTGAAACTCCGTCTGCGGCATTTGCATGATGTTCGCGAAGCGGGCCATCTGCGTCGCCGCTTCGTCGGCCGCGAGATTGGTAGCCGATCCCATGTCGATCATCGTTCGCGTGAAAGACATGATGTTCGGCACCTGAATGCCGAGCTGTCCGGCTGCCTGTGCAACGCCAGCGATGGCCGCGTGTGTCGCCGGGACCTCGCGGCCCATTGCAAGGATCTCCTTGCGGAGTCTTGCGATCTGCGCCTCTGTCGCGTCAACGGTCTTGATGACGCCGGTGAACGCCGACTCGAAGCTCATCGCCGCTGCACCGGCACCTACGCCGATCCCGACGATGGGCAGGGTGACATTCCGCGTCAAGTTCGCGCCGATGGAAGACAGCTTCGCGGCCGAGCGGCGAAGCGATCTTTCGACGTTCGACAGCTCGGCCTCGAATTGCTTGGCATCGCCCTTGATGCGGATGTACAGGCTGCTTATTGCGCCCACGGGTCACCCTTCCACACACCGGAGCGTCTACATTGCGCGAACCACCGCCGCCAATCGGAGAACTCCGGCGAGGACATTGCGTCCTGCCATTCGGCTACTGTGCGGCCTCCGCCGAGCAGTGTGGCGACGAGGTACCAGTCTCGGTGTTCCCCGTCGCCCCAGAAGCGTTTCCCTTCTCTTCCTCCTCGTCTTCGTCGAGACCGAGGTCGGAGATTGCGAGGATGCGCCGAGTAAGCCGCGCAATCACGTGCCCTTCGGCCTCGCGCTCCAGGACCTCGATATCGCCGTCAACGAACAGGGCTCGGCCGTGCTCGTCGCACGCGCACTTGACGACCAGCTCGGGGCCGATCTTGAACACGCGCACGCCGCGATCAAGGTCGCTGTCGCTGGCGGCGAAGCACTCCATTACCTGCGTGCGGCCAGCACCGTTGAGGGGCAGGAGATGCACGTCCATCTCCCACTCCTCGACGTGCTCGCACACCATCCCGCGCTTGCGGGAGTCTCTGATCTTCTGTAGAACCTCAGGTCTCACCGCCGGTCCTCCCTTACGAATCCGTCCTAGTAACGGAACCCGACCCGGAAAGCGTGATCGCGTGCTTGATCGCCTCGCCAACCGAGATGGTGCCCTTGAGTCCGCCGACCGTTGCCGTTCCGCTCCACACCGGCGTAGTGCCTGCGGGAGTCGAGCCGTCAGGCCCGAATGCGACCGCAACCTGCGTACCGGCAATGTTGAGCAGCTTCTCGTCCTGCCCGTTCGCGGTGTCCACGTACCAGATGTTGGCGCTGGCAGTCCACTTCTTCAGCCCGGCCAGCTCGTCCTCCCACGTGTCGCCCATGCTCGTGACGTTCACGCTCTTGCCGCTGATCTCGAAGTCGAGAGATTCGAGATTCGCGGAAACGTCGACCTCGTTCGACCCGCCGACGTCGAGCTTCAGGTATCCATTGGTCGCGACCTTCTTCGCCACTTCGCAGCCCTCCTACTTTCCGACCGCGACCGCAACCGTCGCGTCACCATTGCCGCCCGAGACCGTCACCGACGTGCGCCACCATGTATCCGTAACCGCGCCCGTGGCGCTGTCTCTCTCGCTCGTCTCGCCCGTCGCCGTGTCGAAGGTGATCCGGTCGGCAGGCAGCGCGAACTCCTCAGTGCTCGCGCTCTGGATCTTCACCACAACGCTTGTGCAGTCGTGGTAGATCACGTGCAGGTGGCCGTAGTACGGGATGCTTGCGCCGACCGCGCCCCACTGCACCGGCGTCCCGTACGTGGTCCCGGCGCTCGTGATCGTGTGTTCGCCGAGGATGCGGCCAAGGATCCACTTCTGCTGCACCTTGAACTGCGCCGAGAACGGCACGACCTCACCGACTGCCACGCCGCTCTTGTAGGCGAGTTGGTGCA